CCAATTTTCATGGCTATCGTTTGGCCCAACCCAAGAAATGCTCGACAGTGCTGTTGAACCTCTTATAATTTTACTTTCACCTCTGCTTCCAACTGGGCTTTGCACATTCATTACCATCTGTACTAGAATTTTAGAGTTAGCAAATTTAGGCGTTATCGCTACAGATAACTGGGTATCAACAAAGCTGGTAGACGTAGTAGAATGGTCATCACCTCCAGCGTAAATATCACTAACAATTTGCAACACTGAGCCAGCAGGCATCTGAGCAGAGCCTAAAGCTGGCAGACTAGCCGTAGTCATACCGCTTAACTGGTTAGTCAATGCAATCGTGCCAGAGCCTGATACAGTTTCAAGAACGTCTGTCTTTAGTTTAGAAGCCATTATCCCTGTATCTCCATTAGTGTTGCCGTTATATTAGGTCTGTCTGAATAATTAAACTGAAAATTACTACCATTACCTTTAAAATAAAACGTGTACGTTACACTTGACGCAGTGTTAGGCGAATCCAGTACACTTAAAGAGTGAGGTGTTACATTAGAACCACTAGAGTTATTAACTGCGAAAATAGAAGACAGTCCGTAGGTAGCGTGACCTATATTAGTGCTACCTCTGTACACTGTAGTATTTCCCATTGTTGAGTTAGCAGTATGTCTTTGACCACCGCCTGACAAGGTAACAAGTATTTTTGAACTTGTGGACTTAGGAGTTATAGATATTGATTTACCTGTGGTTACAAAAGAATTACTTGTGGTGAATATATTTGTAGGGCTATAAGAAATAGTAACTACTTGCAACACTGAGCCTGAGGGTAAAGTAGTCGTACCCTGTGACTTCAAATCAAGTGTCTTACCTGCTGCAATTTTGATTACTTCGCCCGTAGGTGCAGAGAGTTCTTTAACTGTTAGCGTACTCATACAATACTCCAAGTGCCATTTAGAATTATTGTGTTCCCATCTGCAATCGTAATTGGCCCTGCTGACATACCATTGGTGTTCGCTGGTATCGTGATGTTCTCACTGATAGTGTTCGCATTTGTTCTGATGATTGATGCAGTACCAAGGCTAGGCCCACCAAGAGCAACAGCGGAGTTAATCTTTGCTGCTGTAATTGCACCATCTGCTACCTTAGCTGTAGTTATAGCTGAGGCTGCTACCTTAGCTGTAGTTATAGCTGAGGCTGCTATTTTTGCGGCTATAACCGAGCCATCTTCAAGGTCACTTGTTCCTACTGATTCAAATGCGTTGACATTACCTATGTAACTCATCTAATGCTCCTATGCGATCTCAAGAATGCTTGCAAACACTTCTAAGTCACCAGCAACCGATGCTGTGAGTCCAAGAATGTCACCCGCTTCCAGGTTAATCGGCTTATCGAGAACTAAAGTAGAGTCCGCTGGTACTGGGACAGTCTTACAAATGTGTCGATAAGTTGTGCCGCCGTCTACGGTAACTTCGACTGTGACATCAGCATCGTTCACGCCGTCAATATTTGAGATGTACAAAGCATGTATTACGGACTGAGTTGCCCCTGGTGCGGTGTACAACGTAGTACGAGAAGTACCGATTGCCACGCCTGCATTCTTAAATGTATTAGCCATTGGTTAGCCTCCTAATGCGATTGCCATGGCTACCGAAGTACCAATGGGGTCGTATACTGTTGAAAGGTTGTTAACTGAAGTCGTTGTTGCTTTGTCATTGAGCAGATTTGTTATTAGCCCCGCTGTGACGCGCAGCTGAACAAATGATCCAGCAGTCCACGACACAGCAGTCGTGCTTTCATGCCCTCGGACAACGGTGAACGTAGTGCCGGACACTCCCGTACACTTCACAATCTCGTTAACACTGTTAAGTGGATCAGCAAGCGTCAAATACATTTCATCGCCTGCACTTATTGCTGGAAAAGAACTTGCGTTAGCCACAGATAGCGAAGTAGCCGATGACGTCAGAGCAGATGCCAGTGTAGATTTTGCGTCGTTAGCGTATTTAATAGTCATCGTATTCGCCTATTAAGAGATCGTTACGGTCCAAGTGATCGTTACAGTGTCCGCCGCGCCTTTGTTTACAACAGCAAAAACTGTACGGGCTAGCATCACATCAGCGGCACTAAACAAGCCTGCTTCAGTTAATGCGCCAGTACCATCACCAGCGGCCCAAGTACATGCATACTGCACAGCGGCGCCAGATAACGTTCCACCTGATACCGTGAGTGCATTGGTGTCGACCGCTGTGCCTAGTGCAGTGTCGCCAGCGGCAGCGGCAGTAGATCCTGTACCAACTGACATCTTTGTAATTGGAGTTGATACACCTGACAAACACCCTGCGACTAGTCCTTTGCCTGCAGTCACAACTAAGTTATGAGTGTCTACAACAACCTCGTCGTTCTTTGTAATGGTTAACGCACCTGTTAGCGCGATTGTTTCGTTAAACATGCTGTTCTCCTAGCCGAAGGTCGACTGATTAAATAAGGGGCGATTGAAAATTTGACCCTCGCCTAAGTAATGATTTATGAAAGTCACGTCAGACGCATTAGCTGCGTCAGTTTTAACCTGCGCTATATCGAAGTTATAGACATCTGACAATGCCACTGCCTCGCTGACCGGGTGAGTAAACGCAAAGTCAGAAAGGTCTTGTATAAACGTGACGTTGTTGTTTGTTTGGGCAAAACTTTCGGCAATGCTAATGACGTCGTCAATCGCCACGGCATCTGTAAACTGCCTAACAAATTGGACCGTGACGTCTGCGTTGTCAGATGTGGTTGCAGCATCAGTTGCAACAGTGCTGAATGCCAATGCAACAGCGTCAATAATCGGTAATGCTTCCGTGAGGGTTTTGCCTATGCTAAAGACGGCTGTGTCGATGATCGCTGCAGCGTGGTTCAGAACACGGTTGCTAGACTCGGCATCCATAAAAATACCCGCCGCAACCATGTAGGCATGCGTGCGTTCAGCAAGCTCTGCCCTAACAAAGTCTTGTTGGATCTGGGTATTTTTGTATTGGATCTCAAGATTCAAAGGCATTAGTAATCCCCACGTACCTTAAACTTGAGTTGGTCAAAGACTGTTTGAACACCGCCACCGGCATAGGTGACTTCTACTTCACCTGTGAACGTACCTGCAGTATCGAGCACACCTGTTGGCCACTGCATGAATACTTTGCCGTCGGTGTAAGGAGCATGAATAGTCATGGCAATTGTAGATTTTAAAGTGGCAGAACCCAGTGCTCGTAGCTTTAGATTAACCGTTGTGCCGGTCAGGTTAATTGGAGCCCAGGTTAATACATTGTCAGCGTCGAGAATCTGGCCTGCTGCGGCTGCATTAGAATCACGCAGTGTTAAATTTAGCTCAGGCAGTGTGTCGCCTTTCACTAGGGGTATCGTATCGTAATAAGCCATTTTTACCTCAAAAAAGGGTTGTTCTCAGCATTGACATGCCGAGTCAGTATATCATTATTTAATAAGCTGTGCTTATAACTGCGAGTAAATGGGGGTTAGCCGTTTTACCAGATCTTTCGTACTACCGTCAAAAAACTGTTCGATGGTTCCAGCTGTTGGACCTAGACCAGCTACTACTGAGCTGCGGCCATAATCTGGGGCTTCGTACATTGCTTTTATAATAGAGATAGGACCTAAAATTCCTGCACGATCTATTAGTTCAAAAAGATAAGCTAAAATTCCCTCGTCTTCTTCACCGCCACTTTTTCCAACCGCCCCCTTAACAACTTCTCGGGTCTGCAATGCGAGTGCCGCCAACGGCAAAAGTGTACCGAACATCAAACCGGCTGACATCATGGAGCCCACTTTATCACCTTCTTTCCAGCGCGCTTTTGCTTCTCGGACAACACCACCGACAACAACTTGCCCGAACGAATAGAAGAAACTTTTTAACTGCCAGATCAACATGTAGTGTGGGTCACTTGCCCAGACAGGTCTTTGAGCTGCATTAGGTCGGATAATTGATTCATCGACGAATGATAAGATTGCTTCTTGAACTTTTTGACCTTCAGGTGTTGTTAAATCTAATATTTCCCCTGTAGTTTTAGCGCTAGGATTATCGTACGCTTTGAATACATCTTCAGGTGTTAAACCTAACTCTTTTAAATAACGTATGCTGCGATCGTTACCTTTCATCGCTTCATCAGCGTGTTTGGTTATAAAGTCTTGTGCCATATTTGCAGAGATAACCCGCGTCATGCGTGTCCAGCTTTCAAGACCGATCGCTGTGAAATACTTATCTGACCACTTACGTGCGCCTGCATCCATATACTCAGAGCCATACGATTGAGCCAAAGCTTCTTGGATAGCGGCTCGTCCCGCTGCGCCAATGCGTTCAGCAAATGCAACTTGCTCTTCCCGTGACTGCTTACTTATGTAGCCACGCCACGCTTTCATCGCACTTTTAAATCCATTCATATCCTTTGCTCGGATAATTGGATTGCCTGCATCAGTAAGCGACGCCACTGTGGCAAAAAGCAATGTTGTTGCGAACTGCAATGCAGCAACATAAGACTGTATTTTGTTCCATTTAGGATCAATGTCTGTACCTAACTGACCCATGTAACCGAGGATTATTTTACGGGCTTGGGCTTTTTGCTTCGGGTTCATCTGTTCAATTAACGCTGCTGCTTCAGCTTCTACTACAGCATATTCGGCATGTTTGATTGCTTGTTTTAAATATGATTGGATCGCAATTGTTGGGGGCTTATAAAACCCTAAATCCTGCATTGCTTTCATATCCATGTTCTTTAACTTGCGTTGAAGCCTTGAGTCGAACTTGGCCCCAGGTATCTCAGAATCAGGGATCGGCATTTCATCAACGAACGCTCCTTCATTCATCATCATCTTTTTAAATACAGTCTTTGCTTCCCTTTTAGTTAGACCTGCTTTTTCAAGTTCAGCGAGCATTGCTGCTGGGTTTTCACTCATAGCCCTTGTGTTATACACAATGGGGAAATAGTTTTCGATAAAGCCAATTTTAGGTAGACGCTTTTTGAGATAGTCTTTATGAAACCGTTCAAAGAAACTAGCAAGTTGCTGCCGCATCTTTGGATCTGCTGAGTCCTCAATAGGGACCCCACGTTGCATTTCTTCGAGCACCTTGGCTGAAAGAGCTTCATCTTCTCCAATAATTTCGCTGTACTGGGCATTCCATTTATCCATAGCCCGGTTACGCCTATTTAACATGTCGCCGTCTTTTCCAGCTTCTTGGCTACGTTTGTAAAACAGGTTAGCAAACGCAGGGCCGTTTTTACCTAAGCGAGTCCGAGCGTACTGGTCAGCAGACAGTACTACTTTCAACATTTGCGAAACAGTATCACTGCCCCATACTTGACTCAAAAGCTCGGCCAGTTTTGCAACTGCCGCAGAATCAATGATGTCCGCGATAGCCATTGCGATCGGATCTTCTGAGAACTGCTTAAAGTCTGGTGCTCCTTTCTTTTCAGGGCTAGAGCGTTTTTCATATGCTGCTCGTTTTTGGGTACGAGGTGCTACATCCTTTGTACTGCTAGTGACGAACTCCGCCCCACCGAGCAACACAAAATTGGCCGACCCATCTGGTTTTTTACCAGCAACTTCGTCCATGAACTGCTCGAACGTTTCGTTAAGAGTTTCACGCTCTTTTGTGTCACGTAGTTGTGCGCGAGCTTTGTCAGACAGACCATTTGCCAACTGTCTCTTTACAAACTGCCGCGAGCGATTAAAGATTTGCGTGACCTGCTTCGCTACTTTTTTGAAAAAAGCTTGGGAAAAATCAGCTGGTTTTGTAGCTTGTTTTTTAGCCCATGCGCTTACTTGGTCAGCAAACCATTCTTCAAAACCTGCGCTGTCGTCCGTGTATGTATAATCCCCTGCTTTTTTAACCTTACGTTCTTCATTGAACTGTTTCTGTAGCCTGTCTTTTTGCACTTGGGGAAGCGCCGACCACATATCCCACATCACAATGTGGCCCATCTCATGACCGAGAACAAACATTTGCTCTGCCTGACGGTAAGCATTATCTTTATCAAGCTTTTTAAGAACAATGTATCTTTGCCCTTTGTATTGTATTACTGCGGCTTTTGCCCCTTTTCTAAACGTATCATCAGCTAACTTTATTACTTGTGAAGGCATGCCTGTTGATTGAAGGTCACTGCGGTAAACAATATTAATATTACCTTTTATGGACAATATTTTTTTAATTGCGTCGACGTATTCCATGAACATTGTTGGGACATCGCCCCATGCCGTCGTGCCGTTTTCAGAAGTTCGTTTTTTTGTTACCTTCGGTTTTGTTCCTTTTTTTGAAGTAGGGATTATAGCCTTACCATCTTCATCAACTGTTCGCTGTTTTTTGTCCTCTAAGCGCGCTTGATTCTCGCTCATGATCGTAGTGTCAGTTTCTAAGCTGGCATCTAATCTAGCGTCATTACTTTCTTTTAACTCCGCTAACTCGTTTTCTGCATCAGTTAATAACTCTAGTTTTTTCGCACTGTCTTTCCCTGATTTTAGTTGTTCAATTCGTTCTTCCAGTTTTATAGCTCTAGACTCTCTCCCAGCTTCGCCATCAAACGCTGACCCTTCCTTAGTATCTTTTCGTTCAGCCCATGCGTCTTGAAGCTCACCCCATGTGTAGTTTGTATTACCCTTCTGTGCAAGAATTGTTGATCGAGGCAGACTGTCGAGATCAATTTTGAATCCTCGTTCTGCGAGCTCCTGGTTCATACGCAAAAAGCCAGCCATTAGCAATTGCGGGTAGGTCATGTCCGATGCGTTGGCCTTATCCTTGTTGTTCGCACGCTCCCCAGCTTTTGTTAATTCTATTGGAGCTAAAGTAGTTTCGTTGCCTTGCGGATCTATCGCTGGAAGAGTCCGATCTACACCTTCCTTTTGTACACCTGCAACCGCTTTTTTTACACCATCATTAACAATGTCGCTAACGTCAAAACTGCTTTCCACAACCTCTTCAATAAACGAAGCTCCATCTTTTTGGACAATCCTGTATTGCTTGCCAGGATTCTCTTCCTGTAGCTTTACCATTCTAGTTTTGACAGACTTGCTGTTGATCTTGTATCCATCACCTTTTTTATTTTTGCCTATAAGGCGCGCTTCATAACCAGGAGGCTGATTTTCTAATTCACCTTGAGCATTTCTTGGCTCAGTAGCACCTGCTTCAGGTAAAGTACTCGCCTGCTCGAGAGTATCATCGAAGATTTCACGGTCAATTTCTGTCTTACCGTCGTCTTCTAGTTTACGCTTTCCAGCTAGGGCTTTGCGCATGAGCCGCATGAACTTGTTTGTGCCCATCTCGTCGGCACGTCGATTTAATTCTTGTGTCGCAGATGCAGCATCAGCGTTTGTAGTTGGATCAACTTGGATGGGATTCCCGTCTTCGTCTGTTGGTATAAACGATAAGAGATCAGCAATAGAAGTTTTGGCTATATTTTTAGGGTTAACCTTTGCTCTACGTTTTGCTTGTTCCAGAGCTGATAAATTTTCACCGTCCATTGAAGCCATGCCAGCTGAACGTGTCTCACCGTCTTGTGAACCATCAATCCTGGGCGCTGATAATCCGTCTGTTAATACCTTTTGTTCTTCTTTAGTTACTTCTTTTTCCGTCGGGTTATTTCGAGCACGACGCTCAGCTAAGATGCGTGCGGTTTCATTTACTGTACTGTTGATTTGCCCCGCCGTATTGCCAAGAAGCTTGCCCCCTGAACCTAATGACTTACCTGCAACAAAACCTGCAAATGCCGCTTGAGACATTCGCATCGTGGCGCTTTTAATATCGTAGTTTGGGTCTTGGATAAAACGCTGAGCGATCATTAAACCTTCTTGACCTGCTTCTGCTCCTAATTCTTTTAAACCCTGAACACCGCCTGCTTTGACCACACCACCTGTTAAATTGCGTAGATACTTGCCTTTCTTAATGTGGTTACCACCAACCAACTTTTTAACCGATTTATAGAACGCCAGTTCTGGTAAAACATCTAATACGGCAAAAGGCACGCCCATAGCAAAAGCTAACTGTGCAGCATCCTTTTTCTCTATTTCGGATTCCATAGATTCACTAAAGGAGCCAGCTGTGCCTTGGACGTAACCTGAACCTAATGCACCTATCTTCCCGCCTTTTTTAGCACCTGTTACGCCAAACTTTTTTGTCGCTTGTGCTGCTGCTGTTCTCTTTATTGCATCCTGCGCTATCTGCTTTTGGTCAGGTGTTGCTATATCTGCAGCGTAGTCTTTTATCGCTTTTGTTACAGCGCGTTTAGCTTGGCTTTTGGCCACAAGTCCACCGACAGCTCCGGGCACCGCACCAACACCGCCTGTCGTTAAACCGCCTGTTACAAATCCAGCTGCTGCCCATGCGAATGAGTCAAGTGCTGAAGGGATCGCTTGGTTTGCAGTGTAATTAACAAGTTCGCCAAAATCGCTGAGTAAATCTATAGAGTTCTTATTTTCATCCGTACCTTTATATGAATTAGAAACGTCGCCTACAAAATCCTCGAACTTAACTAAGTGCTGAGTTATTCGAGAAGCTTGGCTGTCTCTAACCGCAGCCCTTTCCATGAGCTCGGCACCCTCTTCGTTATCACCAACAAGATAATTGCCTGCGGCTCGGAACGTAAGATAAGATGACTGTAATCCTTTTACTCCAGCTGCTCTTCCCGCTGCGCCAGCTGATAAGCCGGTGGGCGTAATGGTAGTGCCGTTTTGCTGATCTACTTTTAACGAAGCTATCCTGCCTTTTAAATCCTCTATGTCTTGAAGCCCCTCTTTCTTGGAATCCTCCAAGTTACCACGCAATTGTTGACTAAGAGTTTGTAACTCTTCTGTAGACATATTCTTAGGATTAAAGTTAGTAGCCATTCTTACTTAACTCCGAGGGCAGCTTGACGTTCTGCTAACTCAGCTTCCATCGCTTCTATCCTCATTGGTATTAGGTTTTGCTTTACCTCAGCGGGCGTTTTTAGAATTTTTGTAAGGGCTAATTGCACAGCGTCGTTGCCCAGATCCGAAAGTTTGTAGTCTCTGTCGGCGTGCGGTTCACCGAACTGATCGTACATAGTGATTGTTCCGTCTGCTGATAAAGCAAAGCGCGTTGTTACTTTTTGCATTGGGTTTATAGATGCAAATTTTTGAAAGTCGAGTGGGCCAAAAGAGGTTTGATCTTCATCAGATCCAAATAACCAGTCTATTGGACTGTCGAACCCGTTTACACCCAGTTCTTCGTAAAGCACTTGGTTCAGATTCTGAGACAACAAATTCTGTTCAAGCATTGGCATGGTGGCTACATTGTAATTGTTTGCTAATGCTTCGACTGACTCGTAAGCATCGAGCGCGTTCTCGCCCTGATCATTGTGCTGTTCCACAACAAGCATTTTATCGTGTTGGCTTCGCCCATCATTTTGATCTGCATTAGGCTTTTGCGACCATAAAACTCTGCCTGTCTTCTTATCTAAGCCTTGTAGGGTGCCATCCTTCGTTGTCGTCACATAAGGTGTGGCTGCAGTACCGTCGATTTTCATCTGCTCTTGGATGAGTTTAGTCTGATTGTTCATGCCGGTTTGTGTTATCTCTCCTGCTTCTATCATCTGTTGTTTTATGTATTCTACGCCGCTTTTAGATAACACCCCTAAATCAGCCACCCGAGCAATAGCTTCATCATCAATCATACCCAAGGCTTGTGCAACGTGCAGTTGGTAAAGCAAAGCAGGCGTCATTTTCTGCGGCTTTAGAATTGATTCTTGTACTTGTGCAGCTGGTGGTGGGTTTGCAACAATTGCTGCATCGACAGCAGCTTTAAGGACAGGGTCTTTAACTTGTTGAGGTTTGATCTTTCCTTGTTTGACAATGTTAGCCGCCGCTTTCGCTTTAGCCTTAGCGTTCTTCATTGGGGCCATGCCATCAGCATAGTCTTTTGTATCTAGCAGATTATTGTGTGCTAGCTGTGCAGCGTCAAACGTGTCATTACCTGCCGCTTTCCGATCATCCAACCGTTGGCCTAGTTTAGTTAAAGTTGTTAACTGAGTTTGTAGCGATTTTGGGACTTTGCCGCCATAGGCATCAACCCTTGTTTGGACATCTTCTAATCGTTTTTTGTTCTCTGCAATTCTAGTATCAATTTGGGCGATCGGTTCCCTCATTAGGTCCATACGTTTTTCAGAAGCTTTGACTGCACTATTCCAGTTGTCAGCATACTTAGTGTCTGGGTCTGCTGGTGCTGGTGTTACTGCTGGTGTTACTTGCGCCTGCTGATCAGCCTGCATTGCTTGGCTTAGATCTGCTGATTGTTGAACAGTGTTGTTATTAATAACTAAACCAGTTTCTTTTGGTACACCGTTTACTGCATTCATACCTGCCGCTATGGCTGCTAAGTCACCGCTTAATGGCCGGTCAATTGCCTGATGCATTGCGATTGACACCTGCGACTTTAGAATATCGAAACTCATAAGGTCCATAGCTGTAAGATCATCACCCTCTACAGCGGTTCGATTCTTTGACATGTACATGACTTTGCCAGGATTGTTAGGGTCCTCAATTTGTATTGCACGACGCCCGTCACCAAGATCTACAGCACCTGCGAAACGATAAATTGTGCCGTCATCCCCTTTTAATATTTTTTCGGCTAATGCAGGTTCATTTATAATAGCTCCAAAAGCCTCGACCACTTCAGGTCCGTCAGAAAATTTCTTTTCAGTTCCATCTGTGTTCATCATGTTTTGGAAAAATAAGCCTGCAGCTGGTTTAAATAGTTCCTTTTGGTTTTTTAACTCTTGAGCCTGTGTAGAAGCATCAGTGGACTTAGTACTAGCTTGAGTAAATGCCAAATCTGCTGCAGCTTTGGGCTTACCTAGCCTATAACGCTCCGCCTCCAATGTGACAAGATCTGATGCTGCTTTTTCTGTTACCGTGTTCCGTCTCATATCCTCGCCCAAAACTTTTTGGCGATAGTCCTGATCTTTTTTAGTGTTATTTTTATTCTCGGCAAACTGGGCAATTTGAAGCCCAAGGCTCGCCTCGAACTGCTTGTTCTGCATTTGTGCAGCTTGTCTATTTTGTACTGCACCTAAGATGGGGTTGTTATATGCCATTGTATTTTCCTAACCTATTCCGAAGCCGATAATTTGACCCATCATCTGCATGTTTTGTGCGTGAGCCGCTGCCTTGTCGCGCTGGTACTGGGCTTCTCTTGAAGCTTCCATACCTGCGGCTGAACTTAGTCCACCCAATGCGACGTTTAACTGTTCTTTACCCATGCCCATAAGCGAGGATTTTAAACCTAAGTTACGGTCTCTTTGAGCCAATACAGAGTTGTTAACCGCGCCTGTAAAGTTAGCTGCGTTGCCTAGAGAGTTCATGCGATTTTGCGATGCCTGTTGGGCACCTGTCATACTTGCGCCGTAACGGCTCAACGTGCGTTGTTGCATGCCATCAGAAACTTGTTGTCCAAGAACCTGGGAGGACTTTGCATTGTCGATCATTGACCTGCTGTCAGTGTCTGCCAACAACGCTTCTTCAGTACTGCCGTAGGTATCTAGGTAATTCTTGAGCTCGTCACGCGAAATATTTGCGAGCGTTTGTTGAGCAATTGATCCCGAAGCTGCTGTTGGCTGAGAGCTATTATTGCCGCCTTCACCCATTCGATTGGGTTTGTAATCTATAGGCGCAGGTTCTTTAAAACCTTGAGATGGGGGCCCTGTATTAGGGCCATAGTTATTGCTATCAAACATATCGCCTAGCTTATCTAATACGCCCATTACCTGACTCCTCTGTGACCGAGTCCCACTGTTTTTGGGTTGGTCAACTCGTCTAACTGTTTTTGCAGCTTGTCTAATCCTGGAGTTTCAACAGGATTATATTTTGTATAAAGACCCGCACCGAGATCGCTAGCGAACGCCATGTTGGTATCCTGCATGCTGCTGGCTGCTTGTGATTTGGCGACAATCTCTTGGTTCTGAGCTCGGGCTGCTTGAGATAAACCCTGCATTGCTGTGCTACGACCGCCTTGCCCGATTTTTAATGCGCCCAATTGTGCTTGGTCTTGAACAGTCGTTGCTTTTTGGTTTGCCGAAGCGAGTGCGCCACCAAGTGCGTTACTTTGGATAACACCTTGTCCGGCTTGAGTCATCATAGAACGACCACTGCCAAACCCACCACTGCCGCCGGAAGCACCCAAACTGGCACCCTGACTTGAAGAAAATGCCTGTGCCGTATCAGCACTTGCTCTGCCGCCAAGGACGCCAGAAACATCACGCCCAGACTCCTTAACAAAACCCGCTTCGAGCGGCCTGTACAATCTGTTATTGCGATCTGTAATCGTGTTGGCATTATCAACCAATGCTTTTTCATGTGGACCTGCTTCTGCTTTTGATGCTGAACTACCCATTTCTATTCACCTGAAAGTGGTATGTTACGAACGCTGGTTCAAAACCTAGCTCCTTAACACGCTTGCCCCAACCTAATCGGGCTGAATTAAACTCGATACGCTCGACACCCAACTTGTTTGCCAGATCGTGTCCTGCTGCAATGGCTTCTGCAAAAACATCTAATCCTGGAGTAAGCCATAAGTGGTCAATAACTAAGGTAGGCATCTCTTCGTACCCAGAATCGTATTGGCTAAGTATTACAAAACCCAGACGATCCATACCTTCTTCAATCCAATACAAATGGACCTTGCCTTGCATGAGGTGATGGTAAATGTCAGCAGCGACAAACTTTGCTTGAACCTTACGGATAATCTCCGTCATGCCGTTCTCAAAGTATAAATAGTCAGACCTGATCTCGGCCTTGGTTGCTGGTACTAACTCAACCATTACAAACCTCCGTATTGCACTGTCCTTCTTGTCGCACCAAATCTGCCGTCAGCTCTGCTCTTCGCAGTTGCAATAAGAGCGATAAAATCAGACTCATGTTTTGCTGCGCGCTGTGGATTAGCCCAAGGCATATCATGCGAATAAAACAAGTTGGCCATCGCTCCAGCCATTATTCCGTCGACATGATCTTCTACGAAATCAGTAGAGATACTGGTCGCCAAAAGACTAGGCTTGAGTGAAGCGTGTATAGAAATGCTATTAGAAGACAAGGCAGGCACAGGCACTAGATACAACGTTTTGTTAGTAGGACGTATGTAGTGAGTGGGCGTCGCTTTTTGAAGCCGCCAGATAGGGTTTGCTTTCGTCGCGCCCTGTTCGGTGTCAGCAACCAGCACTTTTGAGTCGTGGGTAACTGACTGTATGTCTACAATAGTGGTGTTTTTTGGTAGGTCAATATCGTATTCAAAAAGCCCTTCGACTGTCGGAACAGGATCTAACGCTAAACGATACGCACCACTGCGCTGGCAATAACTGAGCACCGCATCTTTGATTGCCTTTTCCGCCACAAAGTCAGGGCAACCTGCAATTTGATATGGGAGAAGGCTGACCATGTCTTTGTAATTCATAGGTTACCCTTGTGGTACTTTTCGCATGTTGGGGCTAGTGACCGCATCTAGTTGAATCTTCACACCTAGAGAACTGACCACGGCTTGATAGTGGCTCTTACTCAATTCGACACTACCAGCGTGATCCGTTTCCTTCGCGTACGCACGGTATAGGATGTAATCCAGTAAGTTGTTTGAGTGAATATCTGGTATGGATATAGCGCCACCAGTTGTTACTTGGGCAGGTTCTACAGCAAATACTGTTTCTACAAAGCCACTGCCATTGTTAGGCGGGTAAACGTAGAAGGTTTTGGGGTCTAATTCATCAAACACATAATGATCAACGACCGCTGCTGCGGTGCCTGTATGCCACATTGGCTGACTCGTATCCAAAACATCCCGTCCAATAACACGAACTACTTTCCCACCAACACCTGAGCTATTTAGGTTTCGTATAATGCGTAAGACCTGTAAACCTGTTGTAGGTATGGATTGTTTTGTGCCAGCAACCAAAGTTACAGATTGATTGGTTGCACTGACAGAAGGTTTGAGTAGGCAAATTTCACGCTGCCCATCGTTTAACCACAGAAGTAATTCTGCTGCTGTCCAACGTGCCGCCGATGTATCCTGTAAAACCGTCTGGGCTCTACTGATAATGTCGTTCGATAAAATGGCCATTACGCCTCGCTACTGTTTCTTTTTAACTGCGGGTTTAACTTTGGCTGCTGCTGCTTTTTTAGCAGCCCTAAGCTTTGCTGCAGCTGCATCTTCTTTTCTCTGCCTCATAATTCTTAATGATAAATTACTTGCCATAGTGCTTACGCCTCGCTAATTTCAGACCACGCTACATCGCGCTGCTCAGGAGTGATGTCGTAACCTAGAACTTTTTCTAAGCTGCGAACTTTAGGTTCACCCGTATTTTTTGAGAAGGCTTTTGTGTCGCCTGTCTCTATCAACTGCTCAATGGCAGTCACAATCTCCATAATGCGATCTTCATCTGAGACCGTATTTACTTCGACCTTTTCAGCAGCAGGTTTTTGCGCTGGTTTTTTCTCGCCTACAGGATATGCTCCCATAGCAATACATTCGTCCACCAAAGGTGGTGGGACTTCTTGCGCAACACCAGCTTCAAACCAAGCCGATTGGCCAGTTGTGCTGCTTACGTGCATTGCCTTATCAGAAATCAACATATATAAAACTCCAAAAAGCCCCCAGCGTCCTGCCGGGGGAAGAGGCCCTAATTATTTAAATGGCGGTATCTAGTGTGATTACGCCAAAGTCTTGGACGTCGCCAGTTACCATGCTGGTGTACTTTGGCTTACGGAAGCCTAAGATCTTACCGATTGAGATACCATGCTGGTTTCCGTAGTCGTAAGTATCTTCAACCCAATCCGCGTCACCAATGTCAGCCATTGCCAATGCTTGTGCGCCACAGAACAAAGCACGTTGCCCGTTAATTGCACCGCCAGCACCGAACTTACCATCAGCCGCTTCACCAGAAGTGTCATATACATGACGGAACTCATGGATCATTACGCCGTCTACCATTACGGAAGAAGAACCTGAGAACAAAGAGTTAACTGGTCCACGGTTGCCTGCGTTACGAACGTTGGCTAGGAAGTCAGCATCTAACTTCAGCTGAGCCATGCCTTGTGGGGTAACGAACATGTGGAAACCTTCGTCACCACCTTTGCCACGAACACCACGCATGTAGTGATCTTTAGCGTAAGCCTTTAGGTTTACGATGTTCTTGTATCCCAAGATTCCAGTAGCAGTAAGGTTACCAGTACCGACAGTACCGTCAGCTTTTGCAACTAAGGTACGCTTGCTGGTTGGAGCAGTAACGTCTGCAGAAAACTCAAGGTTAGACAAGTTCTGGCCAGTTGCAGCTACAGTACGTGCACCACCGTTGTTCTTCTTGGTGTATGCCAAACCAGAGAGAGTTAAGAATGCAATCTGGTCCATACGGTCAGCCATCCAGTAAGCCAATGAATCTTTAGAGGCTTCGCGGAAGTTTACGATAGACTTTTGGTCGGCTAAGCGGCCAGCCAAACGGTTTGCATTACGCATCTGGTCAATACGAACAACAATGTCAGAGCTAGATAAAGCTTCTTCATTGCCTTCTAGAGTGTAGTCACCTACCACACCATCACCTGACAAATCAGCTAACAAAGTTAAAACAGCGCGTGCGCCCTTTTCACTTTTAGTTAAGTCAGTAATACGCTGAACCATGGCGTTAGAGCCAGTACCAGCGAATTGGTTAATGAAGGATGCGTTACGGGCAGCGTGCCAGAAGTCGCGAGACCATACGGTCTTTTGCTCTGAAGTTAGAGCGGCAAAATTAGTTAATGCCATGAGAAAATCACCTATATATCAAATTAAAATAAATTATAAGAACT